CATCTTGAGTGCGCACTTTATCAATGCGGTCTTTCAAGTAGTCGATAAACTGTCGTTCACTGGTATGCATTTGTCCAAGTTCATTAGAGTCGTAGTGCATGAACTGTTCAATATCTGCCGAGTCGAGATATTTCCACTTGATGTCTTGTTGCTTCTTCTCTTTAGCAATTCTGCGTAGGAATGCATAGAATGCAATTTGCGTAAAGTATGAGAATGCGTTGGGTGAGCCAGTGCGTGTTGCGGTGTCGATGTTGTAGTTCATAATCGCCTTTAAGCAATTTTCAACTGCATCCATAACCATTTCTTCACGATAAGTATAACGATTAAAGTTAATCTTAGTAGACAACCCTTCACAGATCTTCAGAAAACATTCACCGATGTACTTTGGTACAACTGGAACGGGTAGATTATCTTTCTCTGCTGCGCGAACTAGAGTTACATAGTCCACCACTGCTTGGGAGAATACTTTGTTACTCACATAATGAGGTCTTTTTGTTTTATCTTGGGTCATATAGATTATTCCCTATTTAATTAATGTTACATCTTAGTCTTGTTAAGATATGATCATTATACCATAAAAACTAATTTATGGCAATAGCAAAATAATACTTGCCAGAATTCCATTTCTGTGTTATAATATTCATTGGTCCAGCAGGGTAGTAGCTACTATTAATTAATGAACCACATTGGTATCAACATCATCTGACCAATCATTGTTATTATCAATTACTGGATCATGACCATCTACCATACCTGCTAACGCAGTTAGTTGTTCAAGCATTTCAACCTCACTACTATCATATTCACCTGTAGTGGATAGTTCTTTCTTGAGGTTATTTGTAGTGATTAACCTACAGAACATAACCTTAGTGTGAAAGTCTACAGCACTGCAACCTATGATATGATCCTTGTCGATGCCAAAGTAAGTATTGTCACTGTACGGGAACCATTCACTGAATGTTTGCATATTACTTATACGTTCAACTAGAATGGGGTCTTTAACAGAGTATGTGTCGTCAGACTCATCAATGATTTCTGCAACCACATGCTCTCCCGACACCAACCTGAACTCTTGTATCTCAAGTTGTTCAATGTACTCTTGCAAATCATTAGTCATCTTTAATATCTACCTCTATAATTTTATAATCAAACTTCTCTTTGGTGTAGATCTTTATTCTTTCCGCAGCATGTTCTAGTGTATAATTTTTACGAGTCTTCCAGTGCAAATCATCAGCAAGGTCAAACACCTTTGTTGATGCATCGTTATCTGATTTACGCAAACCTCGACCGATAGATTGTAGGATCTTTATTTGCGACTTAGAAGGCGAAGCAAAAACAATATTATGTAGATTACGAATGTTAATGCCAGTTGAGAAAGTACCGCTTGAAGCCACGATAATAGCATCGGACTCTTTTTCCGTAATAGCCCTAATATTTTCCCTAGTGTCGACATCTGTGCCTCCAGATACAAAGAATACTTTGCGTTGAGATCCAGGTATAGACTCTACCTTATTTTTTATAGAATCGTAGATAGGAATACCATGCTTCTCAACAAATTGAAACAACACTAATGTATTTCCATCTTGCGACATTGCTAAGTTGCGTATAAAACGATTCCTTGCAACGTTACCTATGATATAATCCAATTCTTCATTATATTTAACTTTATTTAGTGATTTTCTTACCGCTTCGCTGTACTTCAACAATAATACTGTGACCTTCAGATCAGCAAGAGCCTTTGAATCGATTAGTTCGCGGGTAGTGGTTACTTTAAACACTTGACCGAACAAGCCCTCTAATACCAACCTATGAGTCTGAGTCCCGTCTAATGTGCCAGTAGTACCAAAACGATATTTACAGTCTCGCATCTTTTCTAGAATTGATGTTAACGACTTTGCTTTAAATGTGTGTGCCTCGTCACCAACAACAAAACCAAACTGCTCAAACCAAGGACTCTGCATCTTGTAGATAGATTGCCAAGTAGTTATAACAACTTTAGCAGTAGTGATTTTTTCTTTACCAGAATAGATCTTATGTACATCATCTACACCAAAGGTATCATCGTATGAACTATAGTCCAAGAAGTCTGATGTCATTTGTTCTACTAATGAAGTAGTTGGTACGATGATCAATGCCTTTTGTTTAGGATCACTATCCAGATACAACCTAGTTAGAATGTAAATAATCAGGGACTTACCACTTGCCGTTGGCGATAATAATAAAGCACGATTGCGCTCACTGGCATGCATAATTGCGTTAACCTGATAATCTCTCGGAGCAATTGCTTTATCCTTAGAGTGTAGGTTTAGAGTCTTGATAAACTCTTCTAACGCATCCCTATCAATATACTCTGTAACTTCAGGCATACCGTAGTAGTCACTGTTTTCATACTCAATATCTAGTTGACGCACCTCAGCAAACTCTTTAATGTATGGTAACAAACCTGCATAGAGTTCCTTTGTTAACTGGTTGTACAGTCGTATTTTTCCGTCCCAGATTTTGTTCTTATACGCAGGAGTGAACTTGTAGTTAGGAACAAAGAAACAAAAGAAGTCAGACAACTCTCTTGCCGTGCCTGGCTCGCATATAACTTGAAGGAATACTTCGTTCTTTTTCTTGACGATTATTTTTTCTGTCGACATGGCAGTATCCCTATTATATTGAGGTGTTAACCTCCGGAAGTAAATTTCTTCCAATCAATCATATTCTTGATGGTCTGATGACGCCAAACTAAATTAGTCATAATAGATTCTAAAGTTTCTATCGTTGACTTTATATAGTCAATAGTTGCTTGTGACTTTTGTAGTTCTGGATCTGCTTCGTAGAAGTAGTGTAGGTCTGTCTTTAGTGGTTTACGCGCACCTTTGAATGGATCGTAATCCCATCCACGATCATCCATCTCTTGCTTACTCATCACACCAGTGTAGTATAACCACTTATCGCGTAGAAGGATACTCTGTTGCATATCTTTACGCTTAAGTAACAGTTTAGATGTAGTGAGTAACTCCAGATACTTGGAGTGTAGTTTTGCAGTATCCCTAGAAGACTCGGAGAGATCAAAGTCGTTGATCTCTGTGTCTTTTTTCCACATCTCTAAAATATCTTCAATATTAATCATATTATAAAACCTCGTTCAAAAATTACATTATACCACTATTTAGGTTACTGGTAAAGACACTGGAATTCGCATGAACTTTTCTGTATCAAACTCTGGAGTAACAACATAGTAGTCGTATCGAAAAGTTACCGAAAATGATGCGTACTGTACCTCTGTAGCACCAACATCAAAAGCAATACCTGACATGCTGTTTGGATAACAGTTCTTAAAATCAATAGTCCTGGTCTGGTTGTTTGAACTATTTAATATGACCAACGACGCGTCGCATACTAGCGAGTTTAGGTCATCAATGTTGACTGTATCTTGCAACCACTTGTATATGGATGCAAAGTTGTCCATCTTTTCATCTGATAGAATAGATGCAGTAAACGGATCAAACAACAACTTATCACCACCAAGCATAATGTTCAACTTAGGAGTAGATAAGTTCGCTTCTCCAACCGATACTGTAGGCAAGTCTACTGCCTGTAGGTAAAATTCTAACCCTTTCAGGTCAGGTCGCGAAAATATCATCTTAAACCCAGTGGGACTTAATAGGTTGATGTTTGTATCTAGTGCCATTGTGCATGGTCTCCATTAATATTTGTATATGACATTATTTATACACAATAAAAAAAGGACCCCGAAGGGCCCTTTTCATATTACCTAACTACTTAAAATTTAAGCAGTTTCCATCAAACCGTCTACACGGAAGATGCGGTAGTATTGGTTAGCGCGGTTAGCACCTTCGTCGCTTGCAGGAGCAGCACCCACGAATGGGTTAGCAACCATACCGTAACGAGTCTTGAAACCAATTTTTGGTTGGAAGCTGTTCTCACCAACGGCACGAACCATTGTCAACGGCACGTATGGGCAGTAGAACAAACCTGCATCGTATGCAGAAGTTCCACGGTAACCAACAGTAACGTAGTCAGTAGTTGCGTATGGATCGATATACACCTTAGTGCGACCATTCAACAGACCAGCAAAAGTATTGCCTGTGTCATCAACTTGCAAGTTGGTTGACAATGCAGGAGTGTAATCCAACATACCAGCAGCAACTAGGGCAGAAGCAACATCGCTAGAAACTAGGATGAAGTTACCCTTACCACGACGGGTTTCTTTAGCAATAACGTTCGCTTCGCGTTCGATTTGCATCAACAGACCCTTGTACTTCTCAACTGACCAGCGGCCATCGGCATCTGTAGACAGGTTGAAAATACCTTTGGTAGCAGTGTTTGACTGCTGAGCACCCAATTTTGCTTTAACGTTGATCTTACGAATAACTTCGCGGTTGATTTCAGCAAGAATTTCTGCGGACAGAATGTTTGCCAATTCGCTTTCAGCGTCCAGACCATGCACTGCCTTCAAGTCTTGAGCCAGTTCCATAGTGTATTCTGCCTTCAAAGCACGTGTCTTTGCAGTCACGGTTGCTTTTTCGATGCTGAATGCCATCTGAGCAAAGTCAGTAGAACCATCACCCAATGCTTCGCCAGCGGCGGTAGACATTGCGTTACCTACTGCAAACGGATCTGCAACATCATCGGTGTTAGCATCAACACCAACCAATGATGAAGACTCACCACCTTGTGTACCTGCGCCAGAGAAAGCGGTATTTGCTTCGTCAAACATTGCTTCTGCACCAGATTGGGCTGTGTACTTGCTCTTCATTGCGAAGATCAAGCCAGTAGGACCACTCATTGGCTGAACACCAGCGATGTCGTATGCGATAAGGTTAGGCATAGCACGACGAACCAAAGAGATCAAGATTGGATCCCAGTTGTCAACACCAGCGCCAGTTGCGTTAGCAGGAGCTGCTTCGTTCAACTGGTATGACTGATGACCGCGCTCTTCGCGCATTGCTTTTTCTTGGTTTTCCAATACCAAAGCAAGAACTGCCTTGCGGTAGCCGTCTTTGATTTCTGGAAGTTCTGCGTGCTCGATTACTGGAGCCCACTTTTCTTGTAATTTTTCTGCGTTGAACATTTATAGTTCTCCTATGTGATTATTTGGTAGTTCTTGAAAGTGCTGTGAGGTAACGGCCCATTGCGGGAGAAGACTCCAACAGTGTACCTTTTTCATCAGTAGCGATTTCGGTTGATTCGTCGATCATTGCTGACTTAGTTGCTTTAAAGTATGATTCTTTGATAACGGAAACTTTCTTAGAGAATGTTTTCTCGCTTTCGAAGTCGATACTTTCAACTAGGTTCGCCAATTTAGCAGCATCTGTTTCAACCATTCCAGATGTCGCTTCTGCGATAATCTGTTCACGGCGTAAACCTGATACTTGCTCAGACAACTTAATATTGTCTTCGACAGACTTTGTCAACTGTTCTTCTAGTTCATCAACTTTAGTTGCGAGGTCATCAACTAAGTCATACTTAGTATCTGGCACTTCAACATAATGTTGTTCGAATAGACCTTTCAGTCCGGTGATGAAAGACTCTGCGATTTCGGCACGAAGACCGCTCTCAACAGCAACTTTGTTTTCTTCCATCCACTGTTCTACAACATATGATAGATATCCATCAACCTTTTCGACCAAGTCAGTTTTAACTTGTTCTACTTCTTCTGAAAGTTCAGTTGTGTACTGCTCTTCCAAACGGTCGATCTCTTCAGATAATTTAGACTTAACAGCTGCTTCAAAAATGATAGCTGCACGGTCTTTAAATTCTTCTGAAAGGTTAGTATCTTCAGAAACAAGTGCGTTCAAGTCTTCTTTAAAGTCGACTTTGATTTCTACTTGGGTATCTTCTTCTACAACTGCTTGTTCAGCAATCGCATCTTCAGAAACTTCTTCGGATTCTTCTTGGACATTCACCAATGTGTCATAGATTGAAGATAATTCTTCTTTGGTCATCTGTGACATTGCTTTGTAAGATGCGTTAATTAGACCTGCTTTGGTCTTAGGTGCGACAGCTTTCTTAGAGGCAGACTTCTTTATAGAAGCAATTGTCTCGTCGTTTGCTTTATCACCATTAACTTCTTTTTCAGCATCTGCTGCTTCATCCAGTTCAGCATTAGTTTCGGCGTCTACAGTTTCCTCATCAGAAACTTCAACGTCCTCCACAATTTGCTCATCCTGGAGTTCTTCAACATTAATGTCTTCAGCGACTAGGTCAAGTTTTTGACCCTTTTGTTTCTCTGACATTAGCATACTCCTATAAGGTTAAAGTTTTGAGAGGAAATCTTGGAACACCTGTAACTTTGCTTCGGAAAGCTTAGCACTTGATGCACTCTTAATTTCTGTCTCATATTTTTCAATTTGCTGTGGTTTTAACATACCGTTTTCCCATATCCACTCGACACCTTCCATGATTCCATTAACAAATGCTTCATGAGCGGAAGGATCTTGCACAATATCAACAGTGGACAACATAAAGTCATCCTGGACGTACATGACGCCATTCTTTTCCACTAGACTACCCATACCACGACTTGAGACACCCAACTGAACACCACCTTCAAGAAGACCTTGTACGATCTTACCCATAGGAGTATTAAGAATGGATGCCTTTCCTACTACATCATTTCCTTCAAAACGAAGGTCCGTGATGCGGTGCGAAACTTTATCTAAGTTAATTGTAGGACCTTCTGGGTGATTTAACTCACCAACAGCACGCCCTGTTTTAACTTGCTCGGTTATATATTTATTTACTGCACCTTCCATGATGCGCTTCTCATATACACGACCATTTCGGTTAGCTTTGTCTGCTTGCATGAAAATACCTTCAATGACGTAACCCTTAGTTCCGTCCTTCTTGGCTTCTGTAAGCACTGCTAACTTCTTATCGATATGCTCTGTAATGAGTTTCATATATACCTTTTATTTATTCTTCGGTTACTGTATCGCCATCAATTGCGATATCTTCTTCACCATTATTATATACCTGAGATGCGATCTCAATACGACGATCTTCAATTGCATCTGACATTCTACTAGACAGTGCAGAATCAAATTCTGTTTTTGCCGTAGAGTAATCTTGATCTGCAAGTGCATCAATCATCGCTCTAATGTTTTCGTTACTCATAATGTAATCTCCAATATACTTTACTGTAATTATATTTATACAAATTGAAATCTCGACTTATCGGTCAAGATTAACTTCTTCTGCATCAGGTGCGTTAGGTTCTGGAGGAGTTTCTGATTGACTCATGTCAACTTCCTCCGAATCCTCATCATCTTTCTCTTCTGCCATCTGCTCATCCATCGCCTTAATATCATCATCATTCATGCGAAGAATATTTTTCTTAACCCATTCACGGGAGAAGTATGTGCCAATATAGTTTTCCATCTGTTGCAGAGTGTTTAGGCGTTCGCGCAACATTTCAGATTCTTTCAGTTCAGTAAAATGGTTATCTTTTAAGAAGTCTACTGTGATCTGTTCTTTAATTTCATCCCAGTCTTCTTTATTGATAACACCCTTTAGGATCAACTGTGTGCGCAACAACTCCATAAACAATTGCGAGAAACGCTTGCGTAATCTATTGATAAACTTCTGAAACTTCAACTCATCACGAGTAATCTCGCTAGATCTACCCAAAGAGAATGACCCTTCTGACTCTAAACGATTTGTGGGTACATTCAATGATTTATATAGTTTCTTTTGAAAGAAGATAATATCATCAATCTGACCCAAGTTCTCACCGCCAGGGAGAGTGGTAATCTCAGTACCTCTACCACCTTCGCGTCTTGGTAGCCAGAAGTCTTCTAGCATAGACATGTGTTTACGATCGTCCTTGATCTCACCAGTGTTTGCATCGTATACAAGTTTGTTCTTGTACTGTGCCATAACCGATCGTAGATATTCTTCTGCCTTACCCTTTGGTAAGTTACCCACGTCAATATAAAAAATCCTGCGCTCGGGTGCTCTTGATAGTCGGTAAATAACCAACGAGTCTTCCATCATGCGCAACTGGTTAACTGGTTTAAGTGCTTTGTGTAGGTGCGACAGTACCCGTTTTCTGCTAGAATCTAGTAATCCACTTGTTACATAACAGATAGCATCTTTGCTAATCTTCAACCCCTGATTACTCTTACCTAGTGCTTGGTCTTGGTAGATGAAGTATTCTTCTACACCACCAATTAAATTATTACCAGTAGCAAGGTCTTTTTTATCTTTTTTTATTTCACGCACTTTGCGAATTTTTGTAGGTTCGACTGGTCGTAGTTCCAGGATACCTTTCTTTGGCGACTTCTCGTCAATGATCATGTGGTAGTACAATCTACCATCAACATACCACTTACGGAAAATCTCATGCCCTGCGTTATTAAAGTTCAGTAATGATGTCACCTCATCAAATGATTCTTTAATAAGTTTTTTAACTTTATCTGGTTGCTCCAGATCATCTGTGATAATATCTACTGGAGTAGAATCTTCATCAGATATAATTGATTCGTT